GTGGCCAGAAGACAGATTTCCGCGTTCGCGCGTGTCCAGTTTCCCAGACCCCAGAACCAGGAAGGCGCTTTTCGGTTTCGCTTCACCCAGACGAAGGCGGCTGTTTTGTACTGAAAGCCCCAGCGCCGGATCGTTTCCAGGGCGACGTCCAGGTTCGGGAATGTGGCCCACAGGAACAGAAGACAGTCGTCTTCGGCTATATCCTGAACCGGAAGGGAATAGATGTCTTCCGGCTTCATTGTGCGATAGTGCCTTTCGACGTTTCGTGTCTTTCCACCGGCCGCATAGTTCCACGGCGGATCGGCGTATATTACCGAATATTTCTTTTCCGGAAACGGTATCATTCGGAATCACCTTCTTCCGGAATTGCTTCGAAGCAGTCACAGCGGACGACACGGTCGTCGTCAGCGTGAATCGGGGAAGGAAGGCCGTCGTCGGTCCGTTCTATGAATTTTATACAATAGTCACCGTCGCGGCGCTTCGCCTTGTCCTTGATGTATTGAATATGACGGCATTTCTTACACGAAAAGTCATATTTCCACTTCGGAAGGTTTGATTTTTTCTTCTTCATTCAGGCCACCGCCTTTTCGGCTTCTTCCAGGGTAAGGAATACGCTTCGACCTATGTCGTTTTCGGTGAACTGGTACGTCTGGAAGTTCGCCTTTATGTTTCCGCGAAGCACGTTAAAGAAGAACAGTCTGTCAGCGTTGATTCCGATAAAAATGACCTTTGCTTTCACCGGCTTTCGGCGATATATAACATAGACGTCACCGTCCAGGGCTACCGGCGGAAATAAAGCGCCGGCGGCCTTAAAATCGGCCAGAAGGTCGCGCGCCAGGAAGTCCATGACGCCTTTTCCGATTTCGTATGTGTGCCGGTGTTCGTTAGCGTGATATGCGATCCTGGCTTTTATGCGGTCCATTATAGCGTTTTCGTTTTTCATTACGACACCGCCTTTCCGGCGGCCAGGTTTTCCGATGACCGTTTGTCGCAGTAAGCAGAAAAGGCCATTTCGCGGATCACGTCAGGGATCAGAAGTGAAAGGTATTCGTCGCCGTAGCCGTCTTCGCCCCATGTGCGGCCGGCGCTTTTGTTGGCGACTTCCAGTTTTCTTCTGGCGTAATGCTCTAAGTATGCGAACAGGTCTTCGTCGATTTCGAAGCCCATTTCTTTTTCAACTTCCAGTTGAAGGGCGGATTTGTTATCCATTGTTTCGGCCTCCTTTCAGGCTGTCCGGCATTTCGGACGGAAGGTCCGCCTGGTGGATCAGGACAAGGTCGCTTCTGTCCACCAGGGAACCGTCGTGAAAGTGCGCGAAGGCGCCACTGTTTAGGTTGACCGCTGTGTTCGGCTTCGTCGTTTTGATCAGGGCTTGTCCCTGATGTTCGAAGACGTCGCCGGCGGCGCATTGCTTAAAAGTCGTCTTCTTCATTGTCGTCACCGTATTCCTGACCTTCGGCGATTCTGCGAAGGACTTCTTCGACAAGCTGTTTCGAAGTGAATTCGGCCAACAGGGCGGAAGTGGAAAGTTCAACCTGGTCAGGCTCCACGGATAACGTGATCCCAGATTCCACGAAGAAAGCCGGCCGAACGCCATAGTTGCCGTAGTACGCGTAGTCGTTGTTCAGACTGCCGCCCGTGCTGACATAGCGCGCAATGTACGCGTCGCTGGCGTTCGGGGTGATCAACCACCACCAGTCGTCAAGTTCAAGAAGGTCCTGATCAGCGTACTTCTCATACATGGTTTGTGTCAGAAGGGCGATCTTCGCCTGAATGGTTCCGTAACCTTCGCCGCCTTCGTGGTCAGCCAGGGACCAGTCGGCCGTCAAGATGTCCTTTGAACGGATAGGCCCTTCGGCCTGGTCGAACGTGGCCAGGAATTCCGTGTTCAGTTCACGGTTCAGGCTTGAAAAACGCCAGTCGTTCGGATATGCGGCCGGCTTTTCCGGTCTGGTCTTGAATGGCTGATCCGCGAAGTGGCGGTCAGCGATACAGGTATCGGCGATCAGAAGGGTTCTTCCGTCGGCGAAGTGTTCCAAAACGCGGACGTCAATCGGTCCGGCGTTGAATACGGTTCCAGGTGCAAGGTCTTTCAGTTTTGCGCGTACAGTCATTTTTTGTATCCTCCTTCAAATTCTTCGATTATGACTTCGACACGGGGGTTCTTCGGGTCCACAGCGAAGTCGTCGGTAAAGTGTTCAATGTGTTTCCAGCCGTCATTTTGGAGAACGCCGGCATGGACAAGGCTGTCCTGAATGAACTTCTTCGCGAAAGCGATATTGTCTTTATCTCTCCGGCGATTCGGTTCGATCCAGGTGTAATGTATCACCACGGGACGGGTGAAGCGGACGCCGCGAAGCTGGGTTTTGATCATGTAGCCGATTACGTTTTCGGCCTGTTTCTTCATAGCGGCGGCCTTGTATTTGCCTTTGGCGCCGCGTTCAGCGTCCACATATTCGTTCAGTCCTGGCAGAAGGCCAGGGATTGTCAGTTTATAGTGTTTCACTCTGTCACGTCCTTTCAAGCCCCAGAAGGCGCTTCGCCTTGTTGCGGCGTTCTTGTGCGTTCTGGGTTCTTCTGGAATCTCCGGCCAGTTTCAGCCTGATCGGACACATTTCCAGAATTCGGTCATAAATTCGGGCATATCCCAGGGACGACGGGTTTTGAAGGTCGGCCAGGGAAAGGTTTGTCGTGACGATCAAGGGCTTTCCGGTGCGGCTTCTGGCGTCTATGACGTTGAAGACCTGTTCCACGGAATAGGACGTGTCCCTTTCGACGCCCAGGTCGTCGATGACAAGAAGGTCATATCGGGACAGCTTGTCCAGGAATTCCTGTTTATCTTCGCCGAAGCCTTGAAGTTTGTTCAGGATTCGGGGAAAGTTCGTCACGCTGGCGCGGACCTGTTTGTCGATCAAGGCGTTTGCTATGCAACAGGCCAGGAAGGACTTTCCGGTCCCGACGCCGCCATAAAACAGGATTCCGATATTGTCGGCCTTCATTTCCGGCCAGTGTTCCACATAGCGGCGGCACACGTCGGAAATTCTGGCGTTTCGGTTGTCGTCCTGGGTGAAGTTCTGGGACAGGTACGACGGATCAGTGATTCCGTCTTTGCGAAGTCGTTCGCATTGCTTCCGGAATTCGGCGGCCTTTTCTTCGGCTTCACGCTGGCGACTGGCTTCTGATTCGCATTTGCACAGGTGCGGAACGCGAAGCGTCTTTTCGCCGATCGTGATGTCGCCTTCTTTCCTGGTGCGGCACTTGCCACAGCACAGGAAGCCTTCTTCATCGCGGTAGTCGCCTTCGGCGCCATTGTTCGCCCTACCTCTGGCGGCGATACCTTCGACAGCGGCCGTCCAGATATTGTCGGCCATGATTATTCACCGCCGCCCAGGAAGTCTTCGCCGTCGTCGTAGTTCTTGACGGTGGCCGGCTTCGGGGACGGTATGACTTCGGCGCGGTCATATTCGTTCCAGCGTTCGCCGCGAAGGAATGTCGCTGGATATGGAATAAAGCGGCCGTCGTCCTTTGTCCACTGTTCAGAACGCTTCCAGCGCTCCACACCCTGGACGATCTGGTTTGTCAAGTCTGGGTTAGGGCGAATTTGATTCCAGACCTTCACGGCGTCTTTCTTGCCGACTTTTCGTGGATAGACTGACCAGAACTGGTCAAAAGCGTCGTCCACTCCGGCGCCGCGTTGCGCCGATACTCGTTTTCGTTTCTCGTTTCCGTTTTCGAATACGTTTTCGTTTACGTTTACGGAAGAATCTGCTTGCATTTGCGCGCAAGTGTCAGAATTATCACTTGATATCTCTTGACTGCAAGTGTTATCAAATTCTTGCGGTAGTGGGTATTTGGGTTTTGTTGCGCGCCTGTTCTGGTGTTTGTCCCAGGACAGAAGTTTCAGGTATTGCCGACCGTCTTCGGCTCTGTATGTAGCCACAAGGCCACCGTTCACAAGTTCAGCCAGCCAGGAAGACACCTTCTTTTCGGTCGGTACGTTCAGCGGAAAGAGAAGGGAAGCAAGGATTTTTGGGCTTCCGTAGTACAGGCCGAAGTCGTCAGCTTTTACGATCAGACGATAGAACAGGACTTCGGCTTCCGCCGATAAGTACGCCAGACTTTCCGACGTACATATTGATTCTTTCAAAATGCGGCTGGGCATTTATGACACCACCTTTCACGCGTTTTTCTGACAGGCGCGGCACATTTCACGGCCGAATTTGTTCATGGAATAGCGGCGTTCAGCTTCGCTGATAGGGCCGCCGCACACGGGACACGCGGCGCCGCCTGTCTGGGCGCTGTTTTGCGGTTGTGGTGCGGTTCTTTGCTGTTGGTTGGTAGATTGTCCACCCTGGGCGTTCTGCCCGTTCGTGGCGCTCTGTGTGGCTTGTGGCGCCGGTGCGTGTCCGTTCATATTGAAGCGGACTTTATTGTTCCGGTCGACGATTACCAGGTCACAGATTTCGCGGCGTTCGTTATAGGCGATCTTCGATACTTTGAACTTCGTACTGGCGTAGCACTTGAAGACCTCCTTCTGACCCTGGCGTTCGGGATAGAATTCACCGTCAGCCAGTTCGACATAAATGAAAGGGCCTGTATAAAGTTCGCGGCCGATCCCGACATTGAAGCCGGCACGTTTGAAGCTGTCGGACGCCTGGCCTTTTTCCTTTTCGGTGTTGCTCTCTGTTCCGACGTCCTGTTTTCTGACCCAGGTCTTTTTTTCGTCGTCCCAGATGTCGATATTACAGAACAGGTTTCCGTTGATCACTTCGTGGGTTCTCTGCCAGTTGCCAGGCCCGAAGACCTGGTCCAGGATTCGCATATCGACGCGCGCGTCCTTGTAAAGTAGAAGGACGGCGCCGACGCGGCCGGTCTTTGCTTTGCTGACCGACTGAACGCGACAGTCAATGTCTTGTTCGGTAAGAAGGGGAATCGAAAGTTCTTTCATTGCGGTTCCTCCTTATTTGATTTGAAGGTTTCGGTTCTCCACAAGGGAAGCGCCGGACACTTCCTGGCCGGACTGGATCGCCTTCTTGATCGCGGTCTTGTCCGGTTTCGTTGTAACGGTTTCAACAACGAAGTCAGCCGGAAGGGCCTTTTCGTCGTCAATGCTTACGGCCACAGACTTTCGGAAGGAAACGCGAACCTTTGTGGTTTCGACCTTGTCACGGCCGGCGGCGTCCAGACACGCGGTCAGGACATTCTTCAAATAGTCGATTCGCTTTTCGGTCTGCTTGCGGCGCTTTGCCAGGTTGGCTTCTTCGGCTTTCAGGTCGCCGATAAAGACTTCGGAATTCTTGATGTAGCAAGCGACAGCTTCGCTTTTTTCTTCGAAGGCTCCGGACAGTTCGTCCAGTTCTTCGGCGTTCAGGATTTCGCCGGTTTCTTCGTCGATTTCCAGGTTGTCAAGGACCTTCAAATACTTGTCAGTGATTTCGTACAGGGTGTTATTCATTTTCGGAACCTCCTTCCAGGGTTGCGACCTTCGCTTCAAGGTCTTTCACTTGCTGATCGGCTTTCTTGTAGCGGTCGAACCAGTCGTTCGCACACTTCTTTTCATAGTCAAGGTCGCTTTTCAGTTCAGCGTTTTCGATTAAAATATCCAGGACGAACGCCTTCACGGCGTCGGTGTCATAAAAATTCAGTTTAGCCATTGTTTTTCACTCCTTTTCGTGGTATACTGTTCGTAGACTTTTTTGAAAGGGCCGTTTCGGTTGTTGTGGTGACGACGAAACGGTCTTTTTCTGTTTCTTCAATGGTGATCTTGCGTTCACCAAGCAGAAGAAGACTTTTGACGGCTTGTCCGACCTGGACGGCCGACAGTGTCGCGGTGTACTTCATGTTTTGACCTCCTTTCCGTAGGATTTCGGAAGGCGCCGCCTACAAAGGCGAAGCCGGTTCCAATGAACAGAAGGCCGAAGGTTCTGACCGTTCCTTCTACCAGGGACACCGCGTCGGTTTCTATGGCGCCGATCGTTCCCCAGGCAAAGAAGAAGGCAATAGCCGCCGCCAGGGCTGACGTCCTTCTGATCGCCAGACGGATTCGGCGTCGTTTCCGCCTGGTTGCTCTGTCCGGTGTCATTTCTTGACCTCCTTTCTTTTCGGACCACTGCCGCGACGACGAATGTTTTCCTGATAGGTTCTTTGTGCCAGTACCGGATCATAGGCCGGTCGCTGGTTCTGATCCAGTTTTCCAGTCGCGCCGCGTTTCAGTTCGACATACAGTGTTCGAAGGGCGACGCCCACTTCGTCAGAAATGTCGGAAATGGACATTCCTTTCGCGTACAGGGCCGCGATTTTCTTTCTGTTGTCGAAGGTGATAGACTTATAAACTGCCACGTTCTCACGCTCCTTTCTGCTTGCGGCCTTATAACCACGTATCGCCCTTGTCAGGATCGCCGTTGACCTGTTTAATGTTTGGGTCGAAGATTACGACGAAACGGTCTTCGTAAAACTTTTCAGAAATGACGGTTACTTCCCACAGGATATTCCAGTCTGTCAGTGTTCGGATCAGGTCCACAGCGAATTCCGCTTCCACGATTTCGCCGTCGGTGCTGACCAGAACTATATTCTTCGCTCTGCGTTTGTTAGTTGCGACGACGATTCTTTCAAGCATTTTTCTAATAGTCATTTTCTTCATTTTTAGGGTCCTCCGTGGTAAAAAAATAAGTTGCGAAGGCTCATTTGAACCTTGCAACTTAATACTACTCCTCACATTTGAAAAAGTCAAGACTAAATTGCAAAAATTCATAAAAAATTCAAGTAAGACACGCGACGCCTTCCTGGAAAACGGCTTCTGCGGTCCGGAAGCCCAGTATTTCACGGGGATAGTTATTGATCCAGTCTTCGACCTTTTGGATCGCTTTCGCTGTGACTTTCCGGAAGTCTGTTCCTTTCGGGAACCAACGGCGGATCATTCTATTCACATTTTCGTTTGATCCTCTTTCGTATGACGAATAGGGGTGACAATAGTATATCTTTGTCCTGTTGCCTTTGCGGCGACAGGACTTTTCCATTCCGGCACAGTCAGCGAATTCGGAACCGTTATCGACAGTGATCGTTCGAAAGATTTTGCTGAAATTTGCGCCGTATTCACGTTCAAGGCTATCCAGGACGCGGACCACGCTTCGGGCGGTCTGGTCGCGCATAGGACGAATGATTTCCCGTCTGGACTTTCTTTCGGTCAGAACCAGAAGGGTTTTCTTTGTTTTCTTCTTGCCTTCGACACAGTCCATTTCCCAGTCACCAACGACCGCGCGATCGTCGATTTCTTTCGGGCGGTTTTCGATACTGGTCCCAGCCGGTGGCCGCTTCGCTCTCTGGACTTTGTTATACGGGCGTTTCTTTTGGCCTTTGACAGGAAGGTTCTTGTTCGTGACAGTCAAAAAGACGCCCTTGTCGATATAAGAATACAAGGTCGATTCACAGATCGACGTTTTGAATTCAAGGCCCTTTTCCTTGATTTCGCCCAGGACAGCGGCCGGCGAATAGCCTTCTTCGGCGATCTTCTTTTCGATATGCTGGGCCAGTTCGTGGTCGTTTCCGATTTTCAGGTCCGGGCCTTTTGCGGCCAGGTGTTCGCGGTAAGCCGCTTCGGCCATTTCCGGACTGTATCTTTCTTCTTCGGTCAGGTCGGAATTCGTATGAATATAACGGCCGCGCTTGATTTCGTTGTAGATCGTTTTCAGGTGAACGCCGATTTCGTCAGCGATTTCCTGTTTGTGACGCTTGTCCTTTAACATTGTTTCTATTTTCAGCCTGTCAGTCCAGGACAGGTGTTTGAATCTGCGCTTTTTCATTTTGATTCCTCCTGATATGAAAAAAAGCCCCGTCCGTTCGTGGACAGGGCTTTCGCTTTACTTTTTGGTTGTGTGGGCGATATATTCGGCCAGTGCTTCTTTGATAAAAGCGTTTACACTCATACCGGCCGTGCTGGCGGCTTGAACGATCTTTTCTCTGTCGCCTTTTGGAACTGTTATTTCGATTCGGTCATAGGATTTCTTGCGAAAGCGTTTGTTCGCTTCGATCTGCGCTTGTGCCATAGTGTAGTCACCTCTTTCTGTCGAATATTATATAATACCGGTATTATATTGTCAAGGGGGGAATCAAAAAAATAAAAGACCCTGGCGGTTCAAAAATTCGCCAGTGGTCCGTTGTGTTATTCGCAGTCTTCGGACAGTAGCCAGTCGACGGTTACGTCCAGGATTTCAGCTATTATCATAAGTTCATAGTCGGCGACGAAGCGCGTTCCGATTTCGATTCTGCTGACGCTGTCGCGCTCCATAGTGATTCCGGCTATTTGTAGTTTGGCGGCGAAGTCGGCCTGTGACAGCCGCTTCTTCAATCGTGCTTCGCGGATTCTGTTTCCGCTGATGTTCTTCCGGCCTTTATAGTCATAGATTTTCAAGTTGTGACCTCCTTCCCGAAAATTTTGTGTTAATGTTCAGCGTCATTCTTGTTTTTAACACATTTTTCACGTATAATTGTGTTAAAGGTCAGAACCTTATAAAGTTTACAAGTAGGAAGGGGGGATATAATGCGAATAGTCGCTATTATATTCGGAATCCTGGCCGCGATTGTCGATCTGATCCTGGTGATTGTGTCGATCGCGGTTCCGGAAGTATCATTGTGGGGCTGGATCGTCGTCTTGACCATTGTCACCGTTGGGCTTTTTTTCAGTGCGAACAAGGTCAAGAAGCAGAAGGAAGCCAGACAGGCGGCACAAGTGGCCAGAAACACGCCGTTCATGGAAGAAACCGCGATTTCAGCGATCGCACAGGGCGAACTTCCTGTTGTAACGGGGACGCCGGTTCTTTTGGAAGAAGGCGAAGTCGCCCATTATTACGCGCCGGCGACGAAGATCGTCACGAAGAACAAGGCTGTCGGCCGAACCGGAAGCGGTGCTGGCGTCCGTGTCCGCGTTGCGAAGGGCGTGTCGGTAAGCACTGGCGGCGGTTCCAGTCGGACGGTTTACGGCGAAGTGACAGAAACCTATTCAGGCGCTATCGTTTTAACGAATAGGCGGATCGTCTTCATTCATAACCAGGCCGGTTTCGAATGTAAGATTTCAGCATTGACAGCGGTGACACCTGTCGACGGCTCTGTCGTCGTACAGGCCGGATCGAAGACATATCAGTTTTCAGTCGCGCGACAGGACCTTTTCGTGTCGGCTCTTTCAATGGTCACCGGAAAATAAAAAAAGGCGGTCAGGGAATATCCCTGGCCGCTTTCCTTTTGCCGTTATGCTTTTTTCAGGTTTGCCGCATTGACGGCCGCTGTGACTGTCTTTCCGATACCAATGACCACACGGTCGCCGTCGGCTTCGATCACGTCATATTTGTCATAATAGGTCTTGAAGGCTTTCCCTGTGTAGGTGACAGCTTTCAGGACCTTTACTTTATCACCCTTCTTGAAAGACTGGGCGGCCTGGGTGTCTGCCGGAATTTTGATTTTCTGGCCGACGCGGATCAGGTTCGCGTTTGCGATCCTGTTATAAGCCGCGATCTTCTGATAGGTCGTCCCGTACTTCTGGGCGATCTTCGACAGTGTTTCGCCAGCTTTGACAGTGTGGATCACTTCGCCAGTGGCCGGTTTATTCTCTGCCGGCCTTTCGGCACTGGCGCCCAGGCGGCGGTTGACTTCGGCCGCGATTTCACCGTGGCGGTTATACAGGTAGTCGCCAGGACAAGCCTTGTTTGCATAATCGCGGTGAACGGTCATATTGCACCCGTTCAGGTGATTCATACGGTCCTTTTTGTTGGTGGACCACACAAGGCGTTTGATCCCGTTTCGCTTGCAGATGTCAGTCACCAGGTCAAGAAGCGCGGCGAACGCCTTTTCATTGACTGCGTAAGGGTGCTTTGTATCGGACGCGACTTCGATCGTGATCGCTCTGTTATCGTTGGACGCGGAAGAACTACACCAGGAACGGTCCTTTTCTTCCACATACATTCCGATTTTGCCGTCAAAGCCGATCCCATAGTTTGAAGACGCCTGTCTGGAAGTTGGCGCGAAGATATTCCCCAGGGTTTCGACCGAACACTGGCCGACGACACAGTGGATCGTGATTGTGTCGATCTTGTGGTTTCTGGGGCTGTTCTTGTTCGGGGAAATACGCGTATAGTTTACAAGTTTGCTGTTACTCATTTTCGTTCCCTCCATTTCCGGCCATGAAGCCGATCTGGGCCTTTCCGGCGTTGGTTGCTTCCGGCTCCGATATGTTTTCCACATTTTCCACGGAACCGGTGTTCAAAATAGCAACGAACTTCGTGAAGGCTTCCTTGATGTATTTACAGGACACAAGCAGAACGGCGCCAATGATAACCAGGTCGGCGAAAATGTCAGTGTATTCGTCAGGAATAGCCCAGCCGACTTCGTTCGCAAAGATCGGAAGTGCGGTGATAGCCGTACACAGAAGCGTCAGGCCAACGACGAAAACAAGGATTTTCAAGCCGCTTGCGATCAGCTTTTCGCGGTCGAAGTCTTCCTTCCTGATTTTGATGTTGTACCACAGGGAAAAGGCGACGTTTGCCAGGTATGCACACAGGAAGATCAGCATAGCCCAGCCGATATTTGTCAGGTTTTCAAGTAATGCGTTAAACACGTTTATACCTCCTTCGTGTCATTGTAGATTTCAGGACCATATATTTTTCGAAGTTTGATCCGGTTTTCGGCCTTCGCTTTGCTGAAATAGAAGCCGGTCGCGGTGGCCAGTTCACCGAAGACCGAAGGGATCAGATACGCCAGGGGCGCGGTGTCGCTTGTTTTCCATACAACGGCCATAGTAAAAGCCGACACGACAAGCGTGACGGCTCCGACTATGGATATAATGATCTTGGAAAACTCGCGTTTCTTTTTGCGCGATTTCACCGGTTTTCCAGGTCCTCTATACGGTGATTCGCGACCTTGATTTTTTCTTCGAAAACGGCCGCCTGTTCTTCCAGTTTGAAGGTTCGTTCCACAACGGAATTGTGTTTGTCGACCTTCTTTTCAAGAAGTTCCAGGCGGTAGGCAATAAGGGCGGAACTTTTTCGGTTTGCGAAGTAGGTTCCGGCCAGTGTACCGATCAGCGACAGAACGCCGACTATGATTCCTTCGGTCATTCTGTCACCTCCGTCCAGCCATAGACGCCAGGTTCCCAGACGTTCGCGTCGACGTTAGATGTCCAGTGTTTCCCGTTGTGGGACACTTTGTCGCCGCTGTTGTAGGCGTCATGTGCGCCGATCGGCTGGGACCAGGCCGGCCATTCTTCCGTCGGATCGCCGACTTTCTTCCAAAGGGAAGCGGTGGCGTCAGGCGTCCAGTCGGCTTGTGAAGTGTGGGCCTGAACACAGCGGAAAAGTTCGCCGTTATGCTGGCGGATATTGCCGGCAGCATACGCCACAGGGTAAGCCCAGGACGCGAACTGACTGACGTTTTCCGTTGCGGTTGTGTCGTCGATCTGGCCAGATTCTGCCAAAGCGACGAAGGCGATCGAAGTCGCGCGTAAAGCGGCAATGACAGGATTTTGTTCTTCCTGGGCCTTTGCCTGGGCCATGCTCACGCTTTCGCATTGTGTAGGATCAAACATTTCGAATTCCTCCTTTCGTTTAGGCGAAACGGATCGTCGCCTGGGTGATTTCGATTTCCTGGGTTCCCTTCGTGATGTAGAAGCGATAGCCCAGGCCATAGCCTTTCGCGGCGGTCGTATTCGTGAAGACATGGACAAGTCTGTTCGCCTTGTCAGTGATGTCTACCCACACCGGCGAAGTGTCGAACGGGTTATTCGTGACTTCCAGGTGAAGGGTAGCGTCTGCCGGAATCGTCGCCGGATAAAGGGAGACAAAGACCTTCTGAACCAGGGCGTCCGTATTGAACGCGCGCGCCGCCGCGATACGGCTGACGGTGCGGCTGAATGTGATCTTTCGCGTTGCGCTTCCGCCGGCGCTGTCGGTGGCCGTGATCGTCAGGACGTGGGTTCCGGAAAGAAGCGGAAGCCATACACTGGACAGGTCGACGGTATTCTGGGCGCCGCTGGTCGCGGTATAGGTGCGAAGCGTGATCGTCTGGGTTCCGTTGGTCAGTTTTTCCGTGACCGTGATCGTCTGGGTGGCCGCCTGGGCGTCTGTGACCGTGTACTGGTATGTAAACGGCGCTGTTTTTGATCCCAGGTTTTGATCCGACCCACTGATCACGGGCGGCGTGTTGTAGGAAATGGTTTTTGCCGATCCGGTGCAGTAACCGGATTCAAGGCCGTTCGCGTCGACTGCCTTCACGCGCGCCGTGTAAGTTGTGCCGGACGTCGGAACTGTGTCGGTGAAGGTCTTCGCCGTGGTGATCCCTAACTGGACATAAGCGCCGGAATCAATCTTCCTTTCCCAGACGTAGGAAATGGCGTCGCCCTCCGGATCGGTAGAACCGCCCGTCGAAAGGACCAGGCTGTTTCCGGCTTGCGGTGTGCCGTAGGAAATAGAAGAAGGATCAGACGGCGGCTGGTTCCACTGTAAGATATAGGCCCCGTCGGTGTCTGTTGAATCGGATACCAGATTCCCAGATTCCAAATACAAAGCCGGCCGAACGCCACGGTGGCCGCTGTACGCGCTGTGGTTGTCCAGACTGCCGTCCGTGTAGACATGGCGCGCACTGCTCGCGTTGCTGGCGCGCGGGGTTCTAAGCCACCAATACCAATAAGAAGACGCGTTCAAGCTGGAACTTGTGTATTCCGAATTGCTGACAGCTTCGGCGGTCGGGTAGCACTGGCGGCGCGCGGCGCTGGAAAAGTAGGACCACAGGGTCCCTTCGGCCACGCCGTTTTCGTTGGACAGGCCGACTTCGGTATTTGACAGAAGAAAGACCTTTCGGGTGATGTCTTCATAACCGCCGCCGTCGGTGACGGTATTCTTTGCGACACGGATCACGGCGTCCAGGATAGCTTTTCGGAAGTCTGCTTCGAAGTTAGACAGGAATCCGGCTTCGGTGTCGTATTCGTTGTAGTTGCTCCACACGTTGGCGTTATTCGGTGGTGCGTCGTAGCTGTGACGCGCGGAATACCAGGCCGCGTCCTGGCTGTTCAACCACTGGTCGATATTAGACTGGGAATAGCGGTTGTTTCCGTAGCTTTGACGGCTACTGTTCGGGTTCGAAGATTCCTTTGCGTCGAAGCATTTCAGGGTGATCATTTTCTCGGCTACCAGGCCCGTTCGGCCGTTGGCTGTGTCCTGGGTTCCCACGATCCACCTGATCACTTTCCCGTTGTATTTCGTGTTCGTTGACTTGACAACGCTTCCAACGGGCAAAGCGGATAGTAATTTTGCCATAGGTTAATCCCTCCAATTCATTCTTGAACAGGTTGAAGAACAGGTCGTCCGTCTTCCTGATCAAGTGGTAACTGTTGCCGTGTTCGGCGTGACCGGTCCACGAAGAATAGGATTGAAGAATCGTTTCGAAGTCGATCCGACCTTCGTCCAGAAGGTGACGGTATTTCTTCAATTTCCTTCGGATTCGGTTCTTGCTTTCACGGCGGACTTTTCTGACGACTTTTCCGGTGTCGGTCAGATAGGTCCTAAATCCCAGGAAGTCGATTCCCTGGGTTAAGGGGAAAATGGCCGTCTTTTGATTCAATTCCAGTCCTAAAGGGACCAGATACTTCTTGATTTCTTCCAGGCAATAACGAAGATAGTCCTTGTCGGGGTGAATCAAATAGAAGTCGTCCATGTAGCGGCCGTACATTTTGATTCCCAGACGTTCCTTGATCATGTGATCCATTCCGGACAGGTACAGAACGGCAAACCACTGTGAAGTATGGTTCCCGATCGGGATTCCTGGTCCTTTGGTGGAATCTATGATCATATCCAGAAGCCACAAGACGTCGCGGTCTTTGATAAGCCGGCGAAGCTGTTCTTTCAGAACGTCGTGATTGATACTGTAAAAATACTTTCGAATGTCGCATTTCAGGACCCAGCCGTCCGCCCCGTTCTGCCGGTAGTACCTCGACATGAAATATTTCAGGCGGTCAAGTCCGAAGTGCGTTCCTTTGCCTTTCTGGCTTGCGTAGTTGTCGTATATGAAAGTTTTCGAAAGGTACGGTTCCAGGACATTATCGCAAAGACTGTGCTGAACGATTTTGTCGCGGAAGCTGTTATACATGATCAGCCGTTCTTTCGGTTCTTTCACAATGAAGCAGTTATAAGGCGACAGGCGGTATTTGTGGGCCGATAACATAAAGTGAACGAACATAAGGTTTTCCAGGACGTTCACTTCGTATTTACAGACCGCATATTTCCACCGTTTACCTTTGCGCGCTTCTGTATACGATTGATATAGACTGTTAAAGTCGATCACCTTCGCGAAGTCAGAAAGAATCAATGTCTGGTCTTCGCTCAAAATAAAAATCCTCCTTGACGCTTACAGTCCGGCCGTCACAGTAGGAAGGCCATTCGTCGTCAATCTTGTGTTTACCGTGGCCTTTCCGGCACTTCGGAAGGAAATGACCTTCTTTGTTGGGGTACTCTGTTTTCAGGTTCTTCGCCTTACTCGGTCGCGTTTTCCACCAAATCCGGCCGAACGCCATTGTTGCCGTTGTACGCGTTGTTGTTGTTCAGACTGCCGTCCGTGTTGACATTGCGCGCATTGTTCGCGTTGCTGGCGTTCGGGGTAACAGGTCATTCCCTAAATATCATTACACGCTTTCCGGTATAGGGTCCGACGGGGCGATCGCTTCGGCGGTGTCCTGTTCGGCCTTGTACCATTTCGCGGTCATGAACTTAACGTCCAGGGTCAACTTCGTCCAATAGTCAAAGGTGTCCTTGTCGATATAGGTTCGCTTCTTCGATAATTCGATCATGTGAAGCAGTTTCTTACACTCGGTCAAGGCGGTCCTTTGCAGACGAAGCCGTTCTGTCCGGTCCGCTTCTGTGCGGATCGGAAATATTTCGTTTGCTTCCAGTAGGTCGTCATATATGGCCATGACGTGGCCCTGAATCTTGTTTGTGATCGAAAAACGGACGCGCTTCGGAAAGCGGTTCGCGTTGTCGGTCAGGTTCAGGGTGTAGTCAATCAACCTTTCGGCCACCGGAAGAACGTGAAGCGGACTATCGTTTTTATTTGAAGTCCGCTGGTAGTTTCTTCTTGTTCCCATAGATACACCTTCGCTTTCGGATATTTTCGACGGTTTCCGGATCGCCGGAATAGTCGAAGCCATAATCACGAAGGACGACGGTTTCTTCCTGTCCTTCGTAGGTTACGCCACACAGGACCACGCTGTCGCCCTCACAGTGGCCACAGACGGGCCGAATTTCCGTGAATAAGTTAGATATAAGACAAGACGTTTCCGACGGCGTGGCGCCGATTCTGGTCATAAATAAAGACGGTTCAGGGATTGATCCAGAATACCTTCCGGAATTCCTGTTCCGTCGTAGCCTTTCCAGTATTGAAGCTGTGCAGAAACGAAAGTGTGTGTGACGGTTGTTCCGGTGAATCCGGTGTTCAACTGTTCAAGGATCGACTGAATATCGTTGTCCTGGCGTCGTTGAACCTGTTCCGTGGTTTCGCCGGTCGTTTCGTTGATCGTTGTCGCGGCCTGGGTATGAAGCACAGGCGCGGCGTATGCGGTCATTTGCGCGGTTGTTACAAAGGAACCGACGCCCACCTGGACAGACACGGCCGCCGCTTCCTGGTTGGTGATAAAGACGGCCAGGTCGTGAATGTGGACCGTGTCGGCGTCCTCTTCAAAGGTTGTCGCCGGAAGGACGTTGTCGCTGTCTTCGCCGTCAAGCCAGCCATAGCAGAAAAGAATTTCGTTTCCGCTGATGTCCAGGCCGAAGACGCCGATTTCTCTGATCCAGACATTCGCTTCCAGACCTTCGTTCGTAACCTGTACCGGAATTTGCATGATCGAAGGGGAACCTTCGACCAGTTCCTTTTCGGACAGGCTGGCGCTGACGTTTTCCGCGTTTACAAGATCGGTCAATGTATTCGGGCTGACCTGGGCGACGCCGCTTCCGGCGGCCGCGCGTGTCAGTATCAATTTTTGCCCGGACGCGATAAGGGCCGTTAGGGCTTCGCTTCCGCCGTCCGTGACAATGGACTTGAATTTTGCCATTCGTTTTTCCTCCTTACGTTGCCGGCGTGTATTTGTGCCGGTTCATTGTGGCCATAGCGGAACAGGCGGCCGTCTGGGCCGGCTGATCATCTTGTGGAATATCCGTCCGCAAGCGAAGAACCAGATTCGCCGGAATCATTTGTCCCAGGGTTGCCGCCAGTGCGTCGCGCTGGGCGTAGCCTTCCAGGCGGATTCTGATATATAGATCGTAGGCGTTTTCGTTTAGGGTGACTGTGAAGTCTTCGCTGACCGTTGCGAGGTATTTCAAAAGGGTCCTGTAAGTATAGGGAAGCTGGTCCAGGTACTTAATCAGGATTCGGTCGCGGCGGTCCTGTAATGTGTCCCCAGGTTCCACAGAAAGCCCCAGAATCTTTTCCCAGCGTTCGCACCCATATTCGGATAGGGACACCAGAAAGAAGTCGTCAGCGGCCGATTTTACGTCACTAACGACCTTTTCGAATTCGGGTTGTTCCGCGCCCGCGATCTGCTGAAATTCGATCAGTTCTTGCAGACAACGCGGCCAATATTCTTTAAGAACCATTTGTCACCACCCCCAGAACCGGAATCGCATTTGAAGCCAGGGAAATATTCTGTGTTCCGCCGTTGATTTTGGTTCCGGTGATGTCGATCACGCCTTCGACATTCAGGACCTTCGTTTCGATTTGGCTGACGCGGACGACAAGGTTTTCTTGTTCGTCCCAGGTTTTGGCCAGGCTGTCAAAGTAGTCCTGAATAGCTTTCTTCACAGACGTTTCGACGGTCGACCAGGTGGCCGAACCGGAAAAAGTCAGAGTGAAAGACACGTTGATCGTGGTTCCGGTCACACCTTCGACCGTGACGACGTGTCCGATCGGGGCGATACCGTCACCGACGCCCTGGTTCTGAACCGGATCGACGACTGTTTGAACGCTGTTGACAAGGTCGGAAGAAGGGATTCCCCAGTCACTATTTACAAAGACGATCTTCACGGTTCCGCCGCCATTCCATACAGGGAACACTTTGACGGCGCCGACGCCTTGAAGAAGTTCGACCTTTGTTTTATAGTCGGCCTTATTTCCGCCGTATGCCTGGGCCTGTAAGCTATCCATATAGCGGTCAAGAAGGTCTTCGTCGCTTTCTTCGTCTTCACCGTTGATCAGAATGTCCGCAAGTCTGGCCGCGCCCAGTCCTTCCACGTAGTCGATCGGGAAAAGGTTTCCCTGGTACTGGTTGCCGGCCGCGCCTGGCGTTTCGCACAGAAGGCGAAACTGTCCGGTTGCGATCTTTTCGGTGACGGTATAGTTCAGATTGTCACCGGAAAAACGCGTTCCGATCGGTACGTCCATAGCGGCGCCGTTTCCGTCTTCAAAATAGCCCTTTCGAATTGCGGCGGTTGCCGGTGTTCGGAAGATACTTCTTTCGCGAACTTTCTTCGTTAGGTCGTCGCCGGATTCCGTATCAGGAAAGGCGCGGTCCATAAGGTAGGCCAGTTCGATATACATGATCGCCAGTTCAGCCGCCGCCGGCGCGATTGCGTCATATACGACGGAACCTTCGCGTTTGTCGATAGAAGAAGACACGCGGTCCAGACAGCGGTCCATAATATTTTCGAAGGTCATATCCTCATACATTCGCGTTCACCTCACTTTCAATAGGTATTTCGCCGAAGATGGTTTCGGCCGTGAACTTCACGGAAGCAGTTCTTTTGTCAATCTGGGCCACTTCGAAGTCTGTGACGTCGGTGATCCGGCTGTCTGCCAGAAGGGCTTCGCGAATTACACGTTTTATTTCGCTTGCAAACACTTGAAAACTTTTTCCGACAACGGCGTTCAGTTCGATTCCGTAATTCCAGGAATAGATCAGGTATTCGAAGCGCTCTGTTTGCAGTATCTTGTAAATGGCCTGTTTCATGGCTTCCGTTTCATCACAGAAGCCACCGACGCGGCCAGCGTCAAAGTCGATTTTGAATGTTCTTGTCGGCGCTTCGGCGGCGGTTTGAACCTCCACGTCTTCGCCGATCGTTACGTTTAACGCGTTCGGTATCATAAAATCACACCCTTCCCAGGACAAGGAACGCCTGTCCGCCAGCATTTCGCAGAAGGACCACTTTGTCACCGACGGCCAGACCGTAATAATATTCGGACTTTGCGTCGGTGTTGGTCTGGTAGTTACCTTTCAAGGTGTGGGAATGTGCCGCGAAGGACGCGTCGCCGCTTCCGCCTGACTTTTCTTCGGTGGAAGGGCTACCCTTAACGCCAGTGTGGTAGTGGGTAGGATAGAAGCCGGCCTGGAATTCCTTCATAACCACAATAGCGTCGCCGGATATGTCGAAGCGGTTGTCGACGCGGATCGTTAGTGGTGACGTCTTCGTCACGGAACCAAACAGAAAAGCCGTCGGCATACCGGCGTCGTTGGTCGCTTGTGCGACTTGTTTCATAGTGTCAAGAAGTCCCATATTACACCACCTTTAATTTCAAGGACATTGTTTCTTTCAAAAGGTCGTGCGTGGCTTCTTCGACTATGAAGAAGGATTTTACGCCCACGGCGCCGATCCCGATATACAAGGCGCGGCCGGCTCTGACTGACAGGTCCGCGATTGCGCTGACGCTGAAAGACCGCTTCGGCCTGTTGTATAGTTCCAGCATTTGTCCGCCGCGTTTCTTGATCTGGGCTTCGTTCATGTCTTCGTCAACCACTTCGTAGTCTTGCAGAATACCCCACAAGGTCATATTTTTAGAATCCTGGAAGATATAAACGTCACGTTTTCCGGTCTTTTTGTTGTCCTTGACCAGTTTGATCTTGTTGTAGGCTTCGGAATCAATTTCCGATTCGTAGGTGAAGCCGGTCGCCAGACTGCCGTCGCCGACAAAAAGGTCCAGCTTCGCCGTTTCAACGTCTGTCAAGGTCAGTTTCCCGAAGTTATCCCACAGGACGAACATTTTCCCTGTATTGATCAGGGTGTAGTCGATAGCCTTCAACACAATGTCGAAAAGCGTCTGGCCGTCTTCAATCATAGACGGGATAGAATATCCGGTGTTTGCCAGGCTTCCGGTCTTCAATTTGAAGTCTTCGGCGATCTGTTTCAATACCTGGTCAGCACGTTTCCCCTTGAAAACATAGGTGTCCTTGTTTTTCTTCAAATACCAGGTCTGATCGTAAGCCGTGATCTGAGCCTGTTCCTTTTCGTTCTGGCTGATTTTTACGACGTAGCCATAAAACAGTCCGGTTTTGTCGTCTAACAAGGTGACGATTCCGCCGTGGCTCCACTGTATTTCGTCGTTGACAATGGCGGTCAGTTCCAGGGAAGCGGGGGAACCGGACCGTTTTGTCGACCATTTCGCGCCGCTGACAAGCGTCGTTATATCGAACGCCGCGCCGGTGACGTTATTCTGGTATTGAATACGAATGGCCATTATGGAATCGTGAAAACCTGGCCAGGGTAGATCAGATTCGGGTTCTTTCCGATCGTCCCCTTGTTGGCGTTATAGATTTTTGTATAGTCGCTTCCCTTGCCATAGAATTTCTTCGCGATATTCCACAGGCAGTCGCCTTTTTTGACCGTATAGGTTTTCGATTTCTTTTCAGGCTTTCCGGCTCTGGCCGGTTCCTGGGTTTTCGCCGGTGTGTTCTTCTTTTCCGGAAGAACGATTTTCTTCGGCGACGTGTCTTTCCATTCGTACAGTTTGATCGTATAGTACAGGTCGCCCAGTTCGCCGGATCGTTCTTCGTATTCGAAGGATTCGATTCCCATTCGAATATTACAGTCCAGGTCTGTTCCCGTTATCAGGAAGCGAACCGGTGTTTTGCTGTCCCTGGCTTTCTGGATTGCCTGAATAATAGAAATAGGGTCCCGAACCTGTCCGGTAGTGTACGGCGCGGAATCAGCCGGAAAGAAACTTTCCCAGGACAGAATCCGAAGGCCCTTTTTGCGTAAAAGAAGGACTTCGCCCAGGTCAAGCACTGTCACGCGCTCATTTTTCCCAGGCGAAGACACGTTCAGTTTCGCCGGAAGGACGGGAATGTTGATTTCCCGTCCACCGACGATCAGTGTCATTCGGTAGTTGCTCATTAGTTATACACTCCTTCCGCCGCCGCTGTGAATTCGTCTTCCAGCTTGCTTTCGATTCGTTCGACGACTTCGTCGACGTCGACCTTTTCGCTGATCTGGGCTTCAACCGCCACAGTCGGCGTCAAGGTGACGAAGTTCTGGACATAGCGCATTTCGGCCACGTCGCGAAGGAATTTCAGATCTTCATCGGCGATATTTACGTCGCTGTCAATCTTTCCGACAGATCCAACGGAATCGACTTTCCCGACGTCGTTTGTTCCGTCGACATTCCAGTCCGTGGCGCCGACGTCAGACTTTGCCTGTGCGGCTTCCGCTTTGGCGTTGGCGTAGGTCTTAGACAGTGCGGCCGTAGCGTCAGCAAGTTCTTTCTTCGCCGCCGAATAGGTGGCGTCGCGCTGGGCCTGTGCGGCCTTGATGTCCGATTCGTACTTGTTCAAGGCGTCGGCTCTGGCTTGCTTTGCGGCTTCGTTTTCTGCCTTTGCTGTCGTGGCGAAGGTTACTTGTTCGACCGCGTCAATGCTGACACCAGGAATTTTGTTCAGTAAGCCGATAAACTTGTTTATGATGTCGATCGCGCCGTTGACCATATTTTGAAGGATTGTCAGGACGTTTACTTTCATATCGCCCATATATCCGGCTATGGCCACGCCGGCCCTTTGCCAGCATAATTTCAGCTTGTCAATCAGGTTCGCGATCCAGTTGTAGGTTGCAAAGAAGGCCACCTTCAAGGCCGCCCAGGCGACCACAAGGGCCGCTTTGCAGATTTCCCAGGCGTTTTTCACGCCGCCGACAGCCTGAATCATTCTGTAAAGCGCGGCGACGACAACGCCGACCGCAAGGGTGATCCAGAAAAGCGGATTTGTCAAAAGCGTCGTAAAGAAAGCCTTCGCGGCTCCGTCTGCGATCCAGGTCGCGGCCGTCTGGATTCCCAGCGCCACAGCATAGGCAAGGGCGGCACTGGCCAGACCCCAGAAGATCGGGGCGATAGTGGACCAGTTGTCATAAATCCATTGTGCGCCGGAACCGATCGCCTGAATAACAGGTGTGAAGGCTTCCAGGGCGATATTTTTCGCGATTGTCCAGACCTGGGCAAAGGTCATAGGCATAGCTTCAAACTTCGCGTTGATTTCGTCAGCAGACGCCAGCATGGCATTTTTGACGATCGTCGAAGTGATCTGACCGTCGGCGGCCATATCGCGAATTTTGCCGATAGGTACGTCAAGATAGTCCGCGATCGTCTGAATGATTGTCGGCGCTTGTTCGAAGACGCTGTTCAATTCTTCACCACGAAGGACACCGGAAGACATGGCCTGTGTAAGCTGTAACATAGCCGCGTCGATACCGGCGGCCGAAGTGCCGGCGATCGTGAACTGTTTATTGATCAATTCTGTAAACTTGATCAATTCGTCGTTGTTTGAAAAGGCGTCCTTTGCCATGATACCCATTTTCGAAACGGCGTCAGCCGTTGTCTGATAGGCGGCGCGGGACCGGTTGGCGGATTTCATAATCATAGACTGTAATTCGTCCGTGGTTTGAAGTCCGTCGTTCATTATGTCCAGTCTGGCCCTGGTCGACGTCATACTGTCCGCAAGTTCGATCACCTTTTGGACACTGATCGCCGCCCGGGATGAACCAATAGCCTTTTTTACAAGGCCCCAGGCGGAAGCGACCTTTCGGGCGCCTTCCTCTGACTGGCGCTGGCGATTGTTGAAATTATCAACCTGGCCGGAAGCGCGACCGGCGGCCGAAGCCGCCCTGTCAAAGTTGGCCCCAGGGTTCACCTGGTCCGACAGTGCGTCCGTGGTTTCCAGGGCGCGGTTTGTCCTCGATACTGCCTGAAAGATTCGGTTCAGCTTCGAAGTCATACCGTCGCGAATGGTCATTTGTGTAGCGACACCGGCCACGGTTCATCACCTTCCTTTCTTGCCTTTCCGTTTCGCTTTTTGCGCTTCTTTCTTTTCCTTTTCGATTTGAAGGTCAATCGAAGCATAAATAAAAGCCCGTTCCCGAAGGGGAAGGGCTACAAGCGTACTGGGAAGGATTTTCAACCGGTGCAAGGCGTAATGTGCGTAGACAGCTTCGCCGTCCGCGTCAGCGTCCACACCTCCACCGGTGATTAGTTTTTTGCTTCTTCGCGAAGGTCGTTCACGTCGTCAGAAAAGCCGTTGACTTCCTGGACACCCAGAAGAAGATCGACGAACTGGCCAGGCTTCAAAAGGACGTCGATCAAGGATTCGGCGCCCATGACACCGAATTTCGCTTGAAGTTCCGCGTCCTTGAAGTTCGGGTCCACACAACACGCGATTACAAGGCGGTTGTTGTAAAGGTCCTGATCTGTTTCCGTGGTCTTCTGGTGTGTCTTCTTGTCGAAGGTGATTTTCTGGCAAGACTTACGAATGGCCTTGTTTTCGCCTTCGGTGATCGACTTAATCGTGAAAGGAACAGGGAAGCCGCTGACCGCGACTTCCGCTGTTGCCTGAATATCGTCCTGGTTGGACATAAGAAATTCCTGTAATTTACCCATTTTGTTTTCCTCCTTTGATAGCTTAGAACTTCGTGAACGGTGTCAGAATGTCGAAGTCTTCGAAAGTGAAGTCGGCGTCTTCGTCCAGGGCGTCGTCGGAATCGCCGTCCAGCTTCGCAAGGACAACGGAATCCAGGTTGCAGTCCATAAGAAGAACCGTCTGTTTTCCGGCCGAAGATTCCTGGTCGTCATTCTCGACCACCATATCGAAGTAAACGTCCTTTCCGGTTTCCTTCCACTGGCGAAGCATTTCACGGAAAAGCGGCGTCATATAGTAAAGTGTCATAGAACCGCTACCGTTCGCGCCGGTTGTCTTGTGGCCGGTCATGCGCTTTCCGATCGCCTTGATTTCGGACTTGCTCTTTTCGACATTCGCTTCGATCGTCTTTGCGTAGAACAGTTCTTCATTGTTGCCATTGATTTTCGCATAGGCGCGGCCTTCCTTGCCGGAAATGGTATCAGGTGCGTTCAAAGTTTTCATTGTCTGTCACCCCTTTCTTAGTTTACGACGACAGTCATATAGAGTTTTTCCATGCTGTCGTTCGGCTGTAAAGCGCAGTCGACCGCGACGTCGCGTTTCCCGTCGCCCTGGTTGACAGTGATGTCGTCAGACTTGAAGTTACTGATTGCGTCGATCGACTGATACTGATTTGCAAGCGCCACAAGGTCAGCCTTGAAAAGCTGGCGGCCGGTGTCGCTGTTGGTTACAAGACCGATATAGGATTCGCCGAAGATTCGGGCGACGTCATTCGCCCAGCCGTCCATAACGCGGACAACGCGGTTCGACGTCCAGTCGGAAGACATATTCTGGCCGATTGTGACAAGACTGTTGATGTCAGTCAGGACACGGGCTTTTCCGTTGTCGGCGTAGAATGTGAATTCGCCGGCCTTGATAGCGGCTTCAAACTGGGACTTCGTATATTTAATATCGACGTCCACAGCGTCGTCGTAAGCCGTATTTGTCAGGGATTCGTTCACTTCCGCACCGGCAGAAGCGCCAGCCACCCAAGCGACGGCCTTGTCGCCGGTCAATGTGGTTCCGTTGGCCAGGATAACGCCGTTCTTGACGTTGATCAGGCCCATATTGTCGCCGTCGTAGTCATAAAGGACGCCGACGATCTTTCTTCCTTCGTCGTCACGAAGACGCTTCACAAAGGCGCCATAAAGGGCTTTGACGTCCGTATTCGTGCCAGGATAGCCGATCACATTGAAGGATTCGACTTCGAAGGCGTTCAGGGCGGCCGTGTGCTTTGCGGCGTTGACAGCGGCGTTTGTTCCACCGGTCAAGGCTGTTGCTGTTGCGGCCGTAAGGGTTGCCGCTGTTCCGAAGGTTACGAAGTCATTCGCTACCAGGGAAGCGGCGCCGCCGGATTTCGCGACGGTCTGGCTGTCCATAACCACGCCGTCAAGATAGGTCACGACGTCGACCTTTGTCGCGTCGTCGACGTTGGTGATCACGGCGACCATGATGTCGTTTCCGTGTGTGCCGCCATATTTCGCGGTAACAGTCATTCCGCCGACGGTTGCGCTGGCCTTTGTGCCGCCACCGTTTACGCGATAGATCAGAAGGGATTTCGCGCGTTTCAGTGCTTCGCGAACAAGAAGAATGTTCGCGTCGGTAGGATCGTAACCGAAAACTTTCAAGCTGGTCGCGTTGAAGTCGGTCGCGGTCATAGTGAAGACCTTGTCGTCAGGTCCCCAGTTAAGTTCAAGGGGAAGGGCGGCGACGCCACGGCTTCCCATTTTGGCGTTGGTTCCCATGCTCACAAAGTTGATGTAAGCACCAGGAAGAATTTTGTTCTGTACTGTGAAAGTACCACCACCAATAGGCATAGGTTACACCTTCCTTTCAAGAAATTCGGTCACAAGCTGGATCGCCTGTTCCCTTGTGTACTGCTGGCCGTCTTTCAGGATCGCCGTCACGGCGTCCCTGGGAAGGCCCAGCGTTGCGGATTTGACCAGTTGTTCTTTGCTGAAAGTAGGTTCCGCCTGGTCAACGGAATCAGCCTTTTTCTTTGTTGCCATTATTCGATTACCTCCGATCTGATTGTGTTGTCCTGGCCCAGATAATACATAGTCGGAATCGCTTCCGGCGTGATCACGAAGTAGAAGTCCGCGTCAAAAAGAAACTGATAGACGCGGCTGTCGTCGTCCTTTCTGGCCGTGACATTCGTCAGGCGAACCAGTCGGGAACGGCTTTCCGTTTCGACCACAGTCAGGGATTCGAATTCGTCCAGCATTTTTTCAGACCATTCGTTGAAGTCAAGGTTATCCTTCGACGCCAGGAAATAAAGAACTTCAATCTGGACATGGCGCCGCCGGCGCCCCCCCCGCCGCACTAAAAGACGCAGGAAGACGACCCAGGCGGCACGACTGAACCGAAAAATGGATCGGATCATTCGTCAACGCATGAATGGAGGTGGCACAGAATGACGCTGAACAAATTCCTT